AAATTAAGACTTTCAAATCAATGGATTTAATGCAATTATGCGGTGCAGTTAAAAATTTATATGACGACAGTACAGTCGTAGAACAACCACAAGAAATACTTATAGATGTAATTGGTCTTGGTAGTGGAGTTGTAGATAGACTAGCTGAACAAAATTTACCAGTAAGAGGAGTTAATGTTGCTGAAGCACCATCGACTAAGAAAAACTATTTAAACTTACGAGCTGAATTATGGTTCGCAATCAAGGATTGGTTGGTGCTGCGTAATTGCCGACTTCCTAATGATGATGAGCTTGTATCAGAATTGGCAGCACCTAGTTATAAATATACATCAACTGGAAAAATAAAAATAGAGTCTAAGGACGAAATGAAAAAAAGAGGTGTTAAGTCTCCCGATAAAGCTGACGCACTTGCACTAACGATGGCAAGTTCCGCTGCAAGTTTTAGTGGTGGCGAGAACTTTTTAGGGTATAATTTCAAGAAACCCTTGACATCAAGAATAATCAGAGTGGGATAAATTTATGGAATACGACAAAGATCAAAAAATCGAAGAGTTACAAGTAGAAGATTCTTACAATGAAGAAGAACTACAAGGCGTACTTAAATCCGAAATGGATGACGCTAAAGACTTCATCGACCAAATAGACCAGGACAGAGCTGACGCTACTGATTATTACCTTGGTAATTCTCCAACAGCTCAAAGTTCTATGCAATCAGAATTTGTATCAACTGATGTTAGAGACAGCGTTTTATTCATGTTGCCTTCCATCATGCGTACATTTTTTGGTACTAACAAAATAGTAGAGTTTATACCTCACGGCCCAGAGGACATACAACTTGCCAAACAACAAACAGATTACATTAACTATGTCATCCAACAAAAAAATCCAGGCTTCAAAGTTTTATACGATGCGTTCAAAGATGCACTTATTAGAAAAACTGGTTTTGTAAAAGCCTATTGGGATGACAGCATTACTGCATCAACACATGAATATACTGGTTTATCACCAGAGGCTTATCAAGCAATTACTCTCGACCCAAACGTAGAGGTCATTGAAGAAAAAGCTGAGATGGAAAGCATCACAATAATGAATCCTGAAACTAGCGAAGAGATGACACAAGAAACTCCAGTTAGTTACGATGTCAAAATAAGAAGAATTAAACCTAAAGACCAAGTGGTTATCGAAGCAGTACCAACTGAAGAAATACTTATATCAAGACATGCAAGAGATTTAAACTCATCACCTTATGTTGCACACAGAATGGTTAAGACTGTAAGTGACTTAGTAGCTATGGGTTATGACAAAGAACAAATGGAACAGTTTGCTGGTTCTGGAAGTGCAGTCGATGAAGACTCCTACGACTTAGAACAAGCAAGAAATCCATACGCAGATTTTACTGGTGCTGATAGAGCAGACAGTAATAGTAAAAGTGTTCTCTATGTAGAGCATTATGTTTTTTATGATTTAGATGGTGATGGCATAGATGAAAGGATTAGAGTATGCACTGTAGGGAATGGATTAAATATTGTTAACTCAACACCCTGGGATGATTTACCTATTACACTCTTCTGTCCCGATCCAGAGCCACATACCTCCATTGGCTCATGCCCCGCGGACTACTTGATGCCTATTCAAGCAGCTAAATCTCAAATAATGAGAGATACCCTTGATAGTCTAGGCCACGCCATCTTCCCGAGAATGGGTATAGTAGAAGGACAAGTCAACATTGACGATGTTCTTAATACTGACATTGGACAACCAATTAGAATGAGAGCACCAGGAATGGTTCAGCCTTTCTCAGTTCCTTTCGTTGGTAAAGAAGCCTTCCCAGTATTATCTTATCTTGACGAAGCAAAAGAAAACCGAACAGGTGTTTCTAAGGCTTCGGCTGGACTTAATGCAGAAGCATTACAATCTACAACTTCCGCAGCTGTATCGGCAACTATGTCTGGCGCACAGGGAAGAGTAGAACTTATCTGTCGTCACTTTGCTGACGGTATGAAAGATTTATTTAAACTTGTAAACTCTCTTGTAATCAAACACCAAGAAGGCCAAGACATGATGAGATTAAACAACGAGTTTATTCCCGTTGATCCTAGATATTGGAACGCTGATAAAGACATGGTTATTAATGTTGGTATTTCTAAAAACTCTGACGAAGAAAAGTTCCAAGTGTTAACAGCACTATCACAAAAGCAAGAACAGATTATGCAAACACTAGGACCTAACAATCCTTTGGTTAATTTACAGCAGTATGCAAACACTCTAACTAAAATGATTGAGATGGCTGGATTTAAAGATGCAACAACATTTATAAATACAACTGTACCGCCTATGCCTCCGCAACCACAAGAACCAGCTAAACCTTCACCAGAAGAAATGTTGGCTCAAGCCGAAGCAATGAAGGCACAAAACTTAGCACAAAAAGCTATCATTGATGCAGAGACAGATAGAATGAAAATCATTATGGATGACGATAGAAACCGTGATGAACATGAAGCTGATTTAAAACTGAAGATAGCAGAACTACAAGCTAAGTACGGTGCGCAAATTAATGTCGCTGAAATAAATGCAATCATGGAAAGAGATAGAGAGGCGATTAGACAGGTAGCAAAAAACCAATCGCAAGGAATGTTTACCAATGGCAACAACCAACCAGTCGGATAAAATTTACGACCTAGAGTTTCTTGACGGAGATTTTATCTACTGCGGTAACGATATAAAAGCTAAGAGCTTAGAAGATGCTAAAAGAGTTGCTTTGGTGTTTTTACAAATACCTCACGACTCAGAACTAATATCTTCTAAAGTAACTTTAATACATTAACTATGGCAATAACTTATAGAGGCGAAAGGTTCTCTGGATATAACAAACCTAAACGTACACCAGGAAAGTCAAAGAAGTTTGCTGTCTTGGCAAAGGTTGGCGATAAAATAAAACTTATTCGTTTTGGCGACCCCAACATGACAATTAAAAAAGATCAACCAGCAAGACGTAAATCATTTAGAGCTAGGCATAAGTGTGACACTAATACACCTAGTAAATTAACCGCAAGATATTGGTCTTGCAAAAAATGGTAAGGAGATAACTATGCCAGGAAAAGGACTATACGCAAATATAAACGCTAGAAAAAAAGCTAAAACAAGTAGAACTAAAAAGAAATCTACTATTACTAAGAAAGCTTACGCAAATATGAAAGCTGGTTTTCCTAAGAAGAAGAAAAAATAATGAAAGGCGTTAAACATTACAAAAGAGATGGAACTGAACATAAGGGCAATACACACAAAATGCCTAATGGAGATTTACATACAAATAAATCTCACACTAAAACAAGTGTAAAGTTATTTCATTTTAACGAGTTAAGTAAAAGAGCTAAGAAAAAAGCTAAAGCTTAAAAGTAGCTTGTCTTACTTACTTGGTAAATTTTTAGAATGGTCTTTTAAAAGAAAGGCAGAAAAACTTTTTAATAAATATTCACATGAATACAAAACAACAGAAACCAAAAAAACAAACAGTTAATTCTTTTTCCAAATTAAAAGCATTAATCAAACTAAGAAATTATGATAGAAAAACTAATAAAACCAGTAAGCGAACTTCTTGATAAGTTCATTCCAGACGCAGACACGAAACAAAAGATTGCACATGAAATTGCAACTATGTCTGAAAGGCACATCCATGAGATTGCTAAAGCACAAATAGATGTAAATAAAGAAGAGGCAAAAGGTAATTGGTTTCAATCTTCTTGGCGACCAGCTACAGCTTGGATATGTGTATGTGGTTTTGCTGTAAACTTTTTAATCAGTCCACTCGCGGCTCCTTTTGGTATTATCGTACCGCAAGCAGATACATCAACTATGCTACCTGTGCTTATGGGTATGCTTGGTCTTGGCGGAATGAGGTCGTATGAACGTATTAAGGGCGTAGGAAAATAATGTCTTGGGAAAATTTCAAAGAAGAAGAGTTTGCTTGCAAACATTGTGGTAAAAATGGTATTTCACACGAACTAATAAATAAGTTACAATCACTAAGAACAGAGCTGGATTTTCCCTTTATTATAACTTCTGGGTACAGGTGTGAAGACCACCCCGTAGAAGCAAGGAAGAAAACTCCAGGAACTCATGCAGAAGGACTAGCTGCTGATGTATATGTAAGAGGAGACAAAGCACTCCAGATTGTATCGAAAGCTAGAGATTATGGATTTACTGGTATTGGCGTAAACCAAAAAGGCAATTCTCGATTTATACATTTAGATATTTCGGAAGAACAAACAAACAGACCAAGACCACACATTTGGAGTTATTGATGGACAACCCTATTTTATTTTGGAACGCAATCATTACGTTAGTGTATGTTCCTATTATCTATAGTATTAGAACTAACGCTTCAGATATTAAACGAGTAGAAATACTCCTCAATAAAACCAGAGAAGAAATCCCATCACGCTACGCAACCAAACAAGACCTTCATTTAGATATGCAAAGAATTTTCGATAGATTAGACAAATTAGATGAAAAAATTGATAAACTAATAGCAGGATAGGAATTAATTATGTCAACATTAGCAGATTTTTTAGCAAACTTAACAAAAGACTCAAATTTTACTAGCGGTGGAAACTATGCACGTTCTATAGCAGGCGGTATGCCAATGTCACAAGTTATTGCACCTGGCGTAAGTTATTCTCCTGAACAACCAATGGGTTATACACAAGAGCAATTAAATACACCTGTTGGTACAACTCCTGTAGAACCACCCCCACCACCGCCAGAAAAATTACCAGCACCAGATGATCCTAGCTTTTTAGGTACAGGCATTGGTGGTGTAACAATATTTGATGATACCTATGGTAAAAAAAAGATGCCGCCATTAAGAGATATATTTGGTGGCAATCCAAAAGAGTCAACACTACCCATACCAGACTTTCAGTACAACGATAATATAGATATAGATGCTATAAGTAAAAAACTATTAGAATCAGGAATAAACTTTCCAAATATACCAGGACCAATGCAAGGTCCAGTGGATATGCCAATGCCTCCAATATCAGAAAAAAGAAACGATCAAATATTTATAGATGATATGACAAACTTTATTGATGACGATAGTTTCATTCCTAGAAAATTAACACAGGGACCAGTTGATATGAATACTGGTGTTGAGTTTATTCCAGAAATACCTGAAACATTTATCGACATGATTCCAAGTAATAGACAGCCTGGTTTAGACATAGCTAATACATTTACTCCACAAGAAACAGCAAAATTTTCATCGCAAGAAGAGTTACTAAATTTAATTTCTAATAAAAATGAACTATCACAAATGCCAGCTGATGATGGTGTAAGAAATCAATATCAGGTTGAACTTGATGAATTTATAAATAAGTCTCCAATCAATATGGATACTTATAAAGAAGAACTACCAATAGGTAGTGCAATTAATTTAGGTATACCAGCATTTATGGAAGCAGCAATTCCAATGGCAGTACCGGGATTGGGATTAGCAAAAAATATTTCTAATTCTTTCCAAAATGATTTTTCACCTAGTCCTTCACCAAGTGCTAGTCCAGCTCCTACTTCTTCATTCAATCCTGGGATTGATTATTCAAACATTTATAAATTTGGAAGATAATTTATGCCGTCACAAGAAGAGATTTTAAATTCAAACGAAGCAGAGTTAATACTTAACGCTGAAACTTTTACAAACGCAATCGAAGAACTTAAAAATGAATACATAAATTTATGGTTATCATCCAAGCAAGATGATATAAGTAAAAGAGAAAATTTACACAAAGCAATTAAACTACTACCAGAGGTTGAAAGACATCTGCGTATAATCGTAGAGAAGGGTAAAATCACAAAAGCCCAACTAGGAAGATTGCACAAAGTTGTGTAAAATTTAACTAAGTATTGTTAAAATATTACTTTACATTTTTAAGGAATGATTATGACCAACAACGCAAAGCCGATTGGTTTACAAACAAACATGCAAGAGACAGAACAATCTTTTGAAAGTTTTTTGACTCCATCGGAACAACCAGAAAACGAAATAGAAGAAGAGGCAACTGAAGAGTTAGTCGACCAACAGGAAGTTATCGAAGATGACGAACCTTTTGAAGAAGAACTAGAAGCTGCCGAAGAAGAAGAACTCCAAGAAGATCAAGTCGAAGAAGAGGAGTCCGAGCAACCACAGCTATATACAATTAAAGTAGATGGTGAAGATACACAGGTCACGCTTGAAGAACTCCAAAACGGATACAGTCGCCAAAGAGATTATACGAGAAAAACTCAGGAGTTAGCTCAACAGCGAAAAGTTGTTGAAGCTCAACAACAAGAGGTTTCTCAAAAAGACGCAATTTACTCACAGTTGTTACCAAAGATGGAATCGACTTTGAAAGGCGAGTTAGAAAACGAGCCAGATTGGAACGCACTTTACGAAGCTGACCCTATTGCCTATGTCCGTGAAAAAGACATCTGGAATGAAAAAAAGCAAAAGATGCAAGCCGTACAAGCTGAAGCACAAAGACTCCAACAAGAGTCTCAAGCCGAACAGCAAAAGAAACTTCAACAATTTGTTGAATACGGTAATCAACAACTGCTTGAACAAATACCAGAATGGCAAGATAACGAAATGGCATCAAAAGAAAAGATGGCAATTCGTGATTATGGTGTTAATGTTTTGGGGTACACACCTCAAGAGATGGACAGTGTTTATGACTACCGAGTTTTACTTGGTTTAAGAAACGCATGGCTACAACATAAGACACAACAAGCGACCAAAGTGAAACCAACTGAAAAGAAAGCAGTTGCTCGTACTGCAAGACCTGGCACTTCAAACGTACCTAAGACAACAACTCCTGTGAAAAGAGCGCGTCAAAAATTAGCTAAGACTGGAAAGGTCCAGGATGCAGCTAAATTATTTGAACAATTAATATAAACTTTTTAAACATAGGAAATAAATATCATGGCAAAAGTAACAAACGCATTTGATACTTACTCAGCGACTTCCGATAGAGAACAACTGAGTGACGTAATTTATAACATCTCACCACAAGCTACTCCTTTTATGAGTGCTATTGGTAAAAACTCAATCAAGAACGTAGTTTTCGATTGGCAAACAGAAACCCTACCAACTGTTGATATGACAGGTGAACTAGAAGGCTTTAGATTAGACGGAGCTACTTCAGCTTCTACAGCTACATCAAGAGTTAGTAATGTTGCAATGATCTCTTCAAGAGACGCAACTGTATCTGGTTCTCAACAAGCATCTGACCCAGCTGGTAAGAAATCAGAAATGGCTCATCAATTAGCTATTATGGCTAAAGCATTGAAAAGAGACATGGAATCTGCTCTTTGTCAAAAAGGCGCTAAAACAACTGGTAATGCTACAACAGCAAGAGTAACTGGTGGTTTTGAATCTTGGATGAAATCTAACGTAAGTAATGCAGCAGGCTCAACTCCTACTGGTGGCGGAACAGCTCCAACAGACGGAACTCAAAGAGCTTTAACTGAACCTTTACTTAAAGCAGTATTACAATCTTGTTTCTCAAACGGTGGAGAGCCTTCAATGGCAATCTGTGGTCCTGTAAACAAGCAGAAAATATCTGGTTTCACAGGTAGAAGTTCAGCTAGACAAATGGTTGATGCAAATACAGTAGAGGCTTCTGTTTCTATTTATGCTTCAGACTTTGGTGAACTAAAAATTATTCCATCTAACTTCAGTAGAGAAAGATCACTATTATTAGTTGATCCAGACTATGCTAAAGTTTCTTACCTAAGAGACTTTAAAACAGTTGATATCGCTACTGTTGGAGATGCAATGACTAAGATGCTTGTAACTGAGTACGGACTAGAAATGAGCAACGAAGCTGCTCACGGTATAGTTGCTGACTTAACTACTTCATAAGTTAGTTAGAATTTAGGGAGAGCTTCGGCTCTCCCGCCCTTATTTAATATGGCAACAAAACGTACAATCACTGACCATAAAACTGGTTACAAATCAGAGTTCATTACTGAAGATGACAAGTTGGTTTATCACACGACTCAAGATGTTGCTCCCGTCATTGACCACGTTAAGAAACTAAGAGACAATACACCTAAGCCTGGAAAAGATATGCGACACATTGCTGAAGTACCCATGGTAATTTGGCAAAAGGCATTACGCGAAGGCTGGTCAAAGGATAGAGCTAAATGGAAACAATGGCTCAACGACCCAGATAATAAAGTATTTAGAACTTGGCAAGGTAAAGTATGACATATGCAGAATTAAAAACAGCAATAGCAAATTATCTAAATAGATCAGATTTAACGTCTGATATAGATACGTTTATCGACAATGTTGAGGCAGAACTTAATAGACGATTAAGAACCAAAGACATGATTAAAAGAGCAACTGCTACAGCTGACTCACAATACTTAGCAGTTCCAACAGATTGGATAGAGGCAATTAATGTAGAAATTACATCAAACGATTTCAGTCCTTTATTTCAACAATCTATAGAGTCACTAGATGTCTATAGAAAATCAAATAACAACTCTGTAGGTCAACCAGTATATTATGCAATGGTTGATGACTCCATCGAATTAGCACCAACTCCTGATGGACAATATACCCTACAGCTAACTTACTATGCTAAAATATCTGCATTAAGTGATTCCAATACAAGTAACTTTGTATCAGTCTCGCACCCAGATGTTTATTTATATGGTGCATTAAAACACGCTTCTATTTTTTTGATGGAAGACGAAAGAATACCAATGTTTACTCAACAATTTGAGAAGGCATTAGAAGAAATGAGACTTGAACAAGAGAAAGCTTCATTTGGTAAAGGTTCTTTAATGATGAGAAGAAGAACTTACGGAAAAAGACAAAAGAAAAATTATTACTACGGTAATTAATAAAGGAGAATAGAATGGCTGGATTTACAGATTATTTAGAAGACAAAGTTTTAGAGCATGTTTTTGGTGGCAATGCTTATTCAGCACCATCAACTTTATACGTTGCTTTATATACAGTAGCACCAACAGACACAGGTGGCGGCACAGAAGTTTCAGGCGGAGCTTACGCAAGGCAAACTGCTGCATTTACTGTATCTGGTACTAACCCAACACAAGCCAGTAATTCAGCTGCGGTTGAATACCCAACAGCTACAGCAAACTATGGAACAGTAGTTGCAGTTGGTATCTTTGATGCTTCATCATCAGGCAACTTATTAGCATACGCAAACTTAACCGCATCTAAAGTTGTTAGCACAGGAGATGTATTTAGATTCAACTCTGGTGATTTAGACGTAACACTGGCTTAACATCATGGCCAGTATAGGCTTTAATAAAGGCTACTACTCAAGGTCAAAGTTTAACGATCTTGCTTTTCAAGCCGAAGCAACTATTCAATCTGTTTCAGGAGCTACCGCTACTGCAACAGAAATAGATAATAATACTGGCTTTAATACAGGTTTTTACTCAAGGTCAAAATTTAATTATCTTGCTATACAAGCTCAAGCGACTGTTCAAGGAGCTTCAGATTTTGTGGCAACTGTCACAGAGATTGATAGTAGTAGTGCAACTATTAATGCTTTATCTGGTCTTACCGCTACTTTAACCAAAATAGATGAAGCCACAACAATCATACAGGCTGTATCAAACGCAACTGCATCTGGTACACAAATTGATAAAGGAACAACAGTCATACAGGCTGTATCAAATGTTGATGCAGTAGGAAGAAAAATAAACGGTGCTAATGCTACGATTGCAGCAGTATCAGACTTTGACTCACAAGGTTTTATTAAAGCTGCTGGTTTTTCAACCATAGCAGCAACATCAGGGTTTGATGCAACAGGTAGAGCTACATTTGTTTCAGCATCAACGATAAATCAAATAAGTGGCTTTGTTGCCCTTGGTGGTTTAAAATGGGAAGATATAATTGTTCCAAGCGATACGTGGACAAACCAGATAGTTGCAGATGCAACATGGACAAATAAAACAAGCCCATCAACAAATTGGACTGAATTAGAAAAACAAGAGGCAGCTTAAATGGCAGATACATATACAACTAATCTAAACTTAACCAAACCAGAACCAGGTGCAGCGGAAGATACTTGGGGTATTTCTCTTAATGCAGACTTAGATGCTCTTGACGCTATCTTTAAAGCAGATGGCACAGGAACTAGCATAGGTTTAAATATAGGATCAGGCAAAACTTTATCTGTAGCTGGTACATTAAGTGCATCTGATATTGTTAGCGCAAGTAATGGTGCAATAAACTTAGACCCAAATGGTTCAGGTGTTGTTGTATTTAAAGGAAACGCTACTAAGGGTGCTGGTCAATTTAAACTTAATTGTGAAAATAACTCACACGGAATAACAATTAAAGGCCCACCACATAGTGCAGCAGCAAGTTACACATTAACCCTACCAAACGATGATGGTAGTGCAGGTCAAGTTTTAAAAACAGATGGTTCAGGTATATTAAGCTGGGTTGACCAATCAGGCGGTGGAGGAGGTGGAGGTAGCTCTACTTTATCAAATGGAGTTAAAGTTTTGATAAATGGCTCAAATCAAACAATATCAAGAAACACAACAACTAAAATGAATTTCAATTATGTTGAGTTTGGCAACTCTAACAATGCATTCAACACAACCAATAAAGAATATACAGTTCCAGCAGCGGGTAAATATTTATTTTTAGGAAGAATTAAAAGTGAAAATTTTCAGACCATTGCTAATGGTCAGCATGTAGCTAATATATATATCTATAAAAATGGTTCAGTGTTACCTAATTATAGCACTTCACAATATAGTAAGACTGCTGGTGCAGATATAATTAGATTTGAAATTGTTGTTAATCAAGTATGGGATTTGGCTCAAAATGATGTAATTGATTTTAGATTTCTGCTATCCAATTATGCTAGTACAACGAATGTTGTTATAGAAGGAAATGGTCAATACACAACCAATAATTATATGTACATCGTAAGAATAGAATAGAGGAATAAAATATGGATATAGCAACAGCAATACATAACTTAAAACCAGAATACGAATTTGGAATAGAATATGTCGTAGAAGATATTGATGGAACACCAACTTTAAGATGGTTACAAGACATTGATGACAAACCAACAGATGAAGAAATAGATGCAAAAATTATAGAGTTACAAGCTGATTGGGACAATCAAGAATACGCTAGAGAAAGAATAAAAAAATATCCTAGTATAGAAGAACAACTAGACATGCAGTATTGGGATTCTGTAAACGGAACAACAACTTGGGCGGATAAGATAGCAGAAATTAAATCTGCACATCCTAAAACCTAGATTAACAAAGTAGAATATTATGGCAGACACATTTACAACAAACTTAAATTTAACAAAACCAGAAGTAGGCGCATCTACTAATACCTGGGGAACAAAGCTAAACGCTGACCTCGATACACTTGATGCAATCTTTGCTTCCAATGGTACATCAATAGCATTAAACTTAGACGGAGCAGTCATTGATAGTTCTGTCATTGGTGGTACTACAGCAGCCGCAGGATCATTTACAACTTTATCAGCTACAGGTTTAACAACTACAGGCAACGTTGGAATTGGAACGACCAGTCCTCAGAGAACTCTTGAAATTATTAGCGATACTAATTCAGAAAGTTATTTGCGTATTTCTGGTCAATCTGGAAATGTTGCTGACGCAAACTTTGCTGGTATTGAGTTTTATAATACAGACCCTTCAGCAAAAGGTCCAAACGTTGCAGCTTTTATTGAAGCTCGTGCAGCAGACTCTATAGGACAAGCCGGAGAACTTGTTTTTGCTACAGCAGCAACTGGTTCCACACCAGAAGGTGAACGTGCAATTGAACGCATGAGAATAGACTCATCAGGCAACGTTGGAATTGGCACCGATAGTCCTGATGCAAAATTAAGAATTGACCAAGATGCTGCTACTACTGGATTAAAAGTTACAGGTGGTAATGGTGGAATAGCTCTTGCAGAGTTTACTCGTGATATTGGTGCAACAGGAACAGTAGAAATAAATGCTAGTAGTGGAGACCCTCAGATTAAATTTGCTTCAGCAAACAACACTTTTTCAATAGGTACTAATAGTACTACTTTTGAAATTGCAGATAATGATGCTCTTGGAACTAATGCTAGATTTACTATTAATAGTGCAGGCAACGTTGGAATTGGCACCGATAGTCCTGATTCAATTCTTGATTTAGTTGGTGCAGACCCAATATTAACTATTAGAGATACTTCAACTTCAGGTGCAGACTCACACGCAACCTTAAGACTTGCTGAGACAGACGGTAGTGGTAATGTAAATGTCCGTTATGACATTGCTCTTGATGAAGCTAATTTAACTTTTGATTTTAGTGATGGTTCTACTACTTCAGAAAGAATGCGTCTTGATACGGCGGGGCAATTGGGTATAGGAACGACCAGTCCAAGCGAGTTACTTCATATTAACGGTAGTGCCAACCCTACATTTAAAATACAGTCGCCTTCAACAACTTCAGGTATTATTGCTTTCTTTGATGGTTCAACTAAAGGTAAAATCAAATATAACCACCCAGACGACTCAATGCAATTTGATGTTAACGGCACAGAAAGACTCCGCATTGATAGTGATGGTAATGCTTTATTTAATACGATAACAGCAAGCACAGGCTCAGCCCCAGGTGTTGTAATACCAAGCTCTCAACCTTCTTTTCTTTGTAACAATAGCACTACAAGTGGTGGTGTTTCATTAATTTTATTAAGGTCATCTCATTCTTCAACAGATGAAACAAAGTTTGAGGTAACGTCTGCTGGAAATGTTAAAAGTAGAACTAATAGCTACGGTGCTTTTTCAGATGAAAGAATAAAAGAACAAATAACTGACGCACCTTCACAATGGAATGATATTAAAAATGTAAAGGTTAAAAATTTTAAATTCAAATCTGATTTATTATCAGATGAAAACAATCCAAAAATGTTGGGAGTTGTAGCTCAAGAATTAGAAGCATCTAATATGAATGGATTGGTTGAAAATGAAGTTTTATATACTGAAACAGACCTTGAGGTTATAAATGGCGATAAAAATATTGGTGATATTAAATCATACAAAACAGTAAAATATTCAATACTTTATATGAAAGCTATAAAAGCCTTACAAGAAGCAATAACAAAAATAGAAACTTTAGAAGCTAAAGTAGAAGCATTGGAGAACTAATATGCCGTTGTTGCCAATCACCCCTCCCGCTGGTGTTGCAACTAACGGAACTGATTACAGTAACAAAGGTCGCTGGGTTGACAGCGATTTAGTTCGTTTTCAAAATGGTTATTTACGACCTATTGGCGGTTGGGAAAAAATAAGAGAAACAGCTTTAACTGGAACGCCAACAGGAATGTTTGCGTACATTACTAACTCTGGTAAAAAAGTTTTAGCCGTAGGAACAAGACAAAAGATTTATGTCAACCATGATGGAACTTGGTATGACATAACTCCTTCTGGTTTTGTTTCTGACCAAACAACTGACCCACTTGGCTATGGTGCATATCACTATGATGTAGAAGACTACGGTGATGCTAGAAGTCAATCTGGATTATTCTTTGATTCTAAATCATGGTCATTTGATAACTTTGGTGAAGACTTACTTTTCTGCTGTGCAAGTGATGGCAAGATTTATAAATGGTCGCCTACCTCACCTTCTACAATAGGAGCGCAACTAGCAAACTCTCCTATTAACTGTTCTAGTATTTTAGTAACCAATGAACGTCATGTCGTAGCTTTAGGAGCAGGCGGCGACCCAAGAAAAGTACAATGGTCATCCAGAGAAGCAAGCACTACATGGACAGCCGCAGCAACGAACACCGCTGGTGATTTACAGATACCAACAGGCGGTACAGCATTAAGTGCTATTAAATGGCAAACAGATATTATTATCTTTACCGATACAGGTATTGCAAGAATGTATTACACAGGTTCTCCTTTTATATATGGCATACAAGATGCTGGTACTAACTGTAAGGCTGTAAGTCCAAGAACGACTGTTACTGCTGGTAACTTCTTAGCATGGATGGGTGAAAACTCTTTCTTTGTATTTGACGGTTCTGTTAAAGAAATTAAGTGTGATGTAAGTGATACTGTTTTTGATAATCTTACATATCAATATAGACGTATTTCTTGCGGTGGTCATAACTCTAACTTTAATGAGATATGGTGGTTTTTCCCAACAGGAGACGATCAGCAAACACCAAACAAATATGTGATATGGAATTATGTTGATAATGTTTGGTCAATAGGTCAGATGGATAGAGGATGTTGGATAGACCAAGGTGTATTTGATTATCCTATTGCATGTGATTCAAGTGGTAATGTTTATCAGCACGATAGCACTACATTAAGTAATTCAGAGAATTTAGGTGGTGCAGTTCCTTACGCACAATCAGGACCTATCGAAATAGGTAACGGTGATAACTATGTGCAATGTAATCAAATACTACCTGATGAAGAAGCAAATACATTACCTGGTGTTGTTATAAGTTTTACAGGAAGATTTACACCACTCGGAGCAGAAACAAACTTTGGTAACTTTACTTTTAATAGTGATGGATACACCGATGCAAGATTTACAGCCAGACAAGTTCGTATGAAAGTTACTGGCACAACCAATCAACAATTTCAGGTTGGTAATATACGATTAGATTTAAGAAACAGAGGTCGTAGGTAGTGGCAAGAAAAACACTTACAAGACCAGGTGAAAGCTTTGATACAAATTACTTAAATTATTTAATATCAGAAGTAGAATATCAAACAGGTATTACTTTTAATAAAGGTGAAAGAATACAAGTCAATGGTGGTGATGCCACCGAATTAGTATTGGTGAGTCCAAATGGAACAAAATATAAGGTCAATGTCGCAGACGACGGAACACTCTCCACCTCCGCAACAGTCTAAAGAAGACTGGGAAGTAGAGTTTGACAGGTTAGAGCATCATATTATTCGTGCAATAAAGCACCAAGATATGTATAATTTAACTGATATTAAAGAAAAAATAGGCCAAGGAATGTTTCATATATGGCCTGGTAAGAACTCTGTAATGATAACAGAGTTTGTAGAATACCCCAGAGTAAAGGTAATGAATTTATTATTCTGTGGTGGTGACTACAAAGAGCTAGAAGCAATGTTACCTAGCTTTGAACAATTTGCAAAACATTTTGGATGCAAAAGAATTTATGGTGGTGGTCGTAAAGGCTGGCTACGCAAAATAAAACATCTTGGCTTTGACCAAGAATATCTGGTTAGAAAAGAATTATGAGTAAAGGAAAAAGCACAACTACAACAACAACCGATCCAACACAAATGGCTATCTATGAAGACCTTTATGGTAAGGCTCAAGGTATAGCTGAACAACCTTTTATACCATATACGGGTGCAAGAGTAGCTGGATTTAATCCAGATCAATTACAAGGATTTGATGCAACAAGAAATATGTTTAATCAATCAATGGGTTTTAATCCTAGACAAGGACTAAACAATCTAGCTAATATGTCTGCACCAACCGTATCACCTCGCACTGGGACATCAACACAACTGCAACCAGCAGCAATGCAACAAGCATCTAATATTGCACCAATAAATATGTTTGGTGGAGCTTCGGTTAATCGTGGCGATGTAAGAGATGTAAAACCCACATCTTTATTAGACACAAATTTAGGTGCATACCAAAACCCATTTCAATCACAAGTTATAGACAACACATTAAGTGATTTAAACCGAGCAAGACAAATGCAAATACAAAGTGACCAAGATGCAGCTATAGGCAGAGGTGCATTTGGTGGTTCACGTTCAGCTATATTAGAAGCAGAAACAAATAGAAACTTTGCAGATAGAGCTGGTAATCTTGCATCTAGCTTACGTTCACAGGGCTTTGATAAAGCGACAAGTTTAGCTGGTCAAGACATAGGCAGAGACTTATCAGCACAACAATTTATGTCAGATGCAGACAGACAAGTTGCAATGGCTAATGCTGGTTATGGTCAACAGGCAGGATTAGCTGGTCAAGGTTTACTTGGTGATATAGCACAAAATCAAGCAAGATTAGATGCAAGTAGATTTGCTTCAGATCAAGATGCTACAAACAGATTTGGTTTACAGCAAGGACAGTTTGATAACCAAATGAATATGGCAAACTTAGATGCACAAAACAGAGCTGCATTTATGCGACCAGGACTGGATATGCAAAACAGACAATTTCAAGCTGGTTTATTAGGAAACCAATTAAGCGACCAATACAGAAGTCTTGGAATGTTATCTGGTATCGGTGGTCAACAGCAAGGACTACAACAAGCTGGAATGGATGCTGGTTACAACGAGTTCTTACGAGCTATTGGTTACGGCCCACAACAACTTGGTCTATTGGCTCAAGGTGTTAGTGCGTTGCCTACACAGAGTAATGTTACATCAAGCAACAATCCTAGCACGTTAAGTCAAATAGGTTCAGTAGCTTCAATATTTGGTGGACTTGGATATAGTCCATTTGGTTAGGAGATAATTATGGCAAATATATTTTCAAACTTTGGTAATAAAATAGGAAACGCCTTTACCAGTCTTGGTCAAGGCGGAACTGTGTTTAATGCAGACCCAACACAAATAGCATCACTTTCCGATGAAGATAAAAAAAGATTTAGAAATCAAGGTATGCAAAGATTTTTAGATTCTCTTATGATGGCTTCAGCTATTGAATCAGAAAATCCACAAAGATTGTCTGCTACATCTAATATGATTAGACAAAGAAAAATAGATCAAGAAAATGCTAAAGCAAAAGCAGAGCAGGAAAAAGCAATTAATGCCATGAGTCCAGAGCAACAAAAAATTTATAAAACCTTTGGTCCTAATGCTGCATTTCAATATCAGCAACAACAACTAGCTGCTGAAGCAGCAGGTTTAGAAGAACTAAGAACAATGAAAGGTTTAAAGAATGCAGGATTTAGCGATAGAGAAATTAATTTATTTACAAATGCTGGCATGAAGGCAAAAGATATTATTGAGTTAAGAGATGTAGAGCCTGATGGCTTTAAATCTTTTGAAGACTTACAAAAAGAAGTAGAATCACAATATGTTCCATCTGAAGGCTTACAATCAATAGACCAGGCATTTGGTTTAAAAGATACAATAGATAACGCTGTTAATAAAACAGTAGGCCCTATATTTGGAACTCCTGCCAAAGAAACAAATGCTGCTATAAACTCTAAGGGTATTTTGAATGAAAATCTTAGAGAAAGATTTGTAAATCAATATTCTGGAAGACCTAGTGTTTATTTAAACCAAAGAATTGATGCGTTACTTCCAATGGGAACTTACACTTCAGAATTTGATGCGATGCAAAAATATGCAGAAATTAAAAGAGTTTTAGATCAAGGAAAAGCAGAGTTAGAAGAAAATATAAATAGTGGAATGTTTGAAGGAACAGATTTACTTACCCTGCAAAACGAATACAAAAGCACATCTTTTTTACTTAAAGATTTAGAAACGGTAATTGGAAACTTAAAAAAAGATGAATCAACAAGTTTAGATATTGTTTCTGAGGGCAAGGACTCAGGACAAATGACAGGACAATTTGGCCCATTTTTTGGCGTAACAGAATAAATGGCTACATTACAAGAGCTTAAACAAAAAGAAGAAGCTAAAAAACTTTTTGAACAAGTAAAATTAGAAGGTAGTCGTTATCTAAAAGAAGGTAAAATAGACGCTAAAACATATTATGCCAAAACAAGGGAAGCTGGTATTGAACTTGGTCTTATTGGTGAAAACGAATATCCTGGAAGATTGCCAAAATGGGTAGAGCCAACTCTTGAAGTTATAGGCGGTATTGGCGGAGCTATTGGTGGTGGACTTGCTGGCGGCCCTCCTGGGGCTGTAGCTGGTGCTGGTGGTGGTTCAGCTACCATGTCTTTAGCATCTGATTTTTTGGGTGATTTATTATCTCCTGATATGCCATCTCCAACAACAAAAGAAAGATTAACAGATGCGGCGATAACAGGTGCTATTGACTCTGGATTAACAGCAGCAGTACCAGTTGTCGGTAAAACACTTTCACCCTTGATAAGAAAGACTATTCAGGGTGGTCAAAAAGTATCTGACAAAATCAAAACATCAATACCTAGTTCTGAGAAAGGCGTTGGTCTTGTTGAGAGAGGACTTGGTATAACAGATGATGCTGTTCAAAAAGCAAAAATATTAGGCAATGAAGGTATAGAACTATCTTTAGGGCAAGCCTCATCAAGCCCATTAATACAAGGTTCATATAATTTAACAAGCAGGATGCCTTTGGTTGGTAATCCTGGAAGAAAACAATTAGAAAATGTTTTTTCACAAGTCAATACAGCATTAGAAAAAAGAATATCTCCATCTGCAAAACTTAAACCATTAACGGAGTCTGAAAGGTCAGATTTAATAAAAGAGGTTGGGTTAGAAAATTTTAATATTTGGAAAAAATCTTATAATAAAATTTATAAAAAAGCAGACTCTATAAATAGGGCAAAGGGTAATTTTTTTGATATGAATCCTTTAGCAAATACCGCAAATAGAGTTACCTCACCAAGCAAATTTACAGATGCTCCAAAAGAGATAGTAGATTTACTTGATGAACTAAAATTAAATAAAGGAAATAAAATAAAATTTGTAGATGTAAGAGCTTTAGATACAAGATTAACAGATTTATCAAAAAAATATGATCCAGCTAAATCAGATGTTCCAAATAATTATGCTTATAGAACATCAAATGCTTTACTAGATACAATGAAAAAACAATTAAGAAATCCAAGTGACGAAGCTGGTCGCTTGTATGCTGCTGGTGACAAAATGTTTAATCAATTTATGCAAAAAGTTGAAAACAAAACTGGTAAAGAGTTCCAAAAAGCATTGGGAAGAGGGGCTTTAAGGCCTGGTATTGGCAGACCTCCAACAGCAAGAATAGAGGATTTATATAACAGAACTTTTGGTCAAAATAAAAGTCCAGAAGCTGTAAGAGAGTTAAGAAATTTAATTGGTGATAATAATGTTAATAGATTAGCTGGTAGTTATTTAGACGATGTGTTTAAAAAATACATTAAACCTGATGGTGGAGACTTTAATAAACTATTTGATGAGCTTGGTTTATCAAACCCTGGCAGCTTGAAATATGAAGCAACAGAAGAATTATTAAAAACTTACAAAAATACAAGTATTAAAGATTTATCAAACTTCTTAGGAGCATTAAAACAATTCCCAGAAGTCTTGCCAGATGTAAACACATTTATAATGAGATCAGGTGCTTTGAGGGCAGCCTCAAATATTGGCCCATCTGCTGTTATTGGAGCAACAGGTGCGGGTGCAGGAGTTCCTGGAATAGGTATGCTATATTTGGTTAATAAATTTCTAGCCACCCCATTTAATAAACAATTGGTTAAAGAGGCAAGTCAATCTAATACAGCTAAAGTTAAAGAATTGATGGATAGATTTAAACAGTTTTTACCAGAGTCAATGCAACAATTGCCTCAAGGTGTAACACCTGGAATGTTAGCAGTACAACCATTAGTTCCATCAGTAGAGGAAGGTTTACTAAACTAACATGACATACCATGACACGCAGATCGGAGCGAATAGGTAGGAGTGGTGAATACCTAACCTGCTCAGTTCTGGCGAGAGAATCAGACACCGTTACAATAATGCCTCATACATCCCATGCCGATGTAATCTTTGAATGGAAACACAAACTATATAGATGCCAAGTTAAAACAGTCACACATATAGAGAAGAGAAAAAAGAATTGGCGGTTTGATATTCGCAAAGGCATTACCACCACAGGAAGACATTATAAAAAGAATGAAATAGATATAATCGCAATGGTTAATCTTGAATACCAGACTATATGCTTCAAAGCCTTTTCTGATTGTCAAACTGCACAAATCACGATAAAGGACGAAATTATGAAATCAACTAATTCTATTGATAGTTTAAAAGAAGCTATGGAGTCGATTATTTTGGCGACTGATGGTCGACAAGGCAAAAATAAGTCGACTTCTGGTATTAAAAAAGCTGCAATAAATGGCTGATTTCTGGTCTTTGACCCCTTCGTCTATCGGTTAGGACACCTGGTTTTCATTCTTAAATATTATCCATCACACAGTTTCTCGACTGTACATTATTTCCCTAAAAACCCTTGTTTTCTTTACAAGATTCGATTTATAATCTACTGAATAGGTAATTAAAATACACGTCATTTCGACATCAACTGTCGACTATATGGCGACTCTGCTTGGAGGTACGAGTTATGGCTAGATATAAAAGAGATACAAAGGTAAACAATTTATTAATCACAGAAAAAACTTATAGAGTCTTCTATCGCATTAATGGAAGGAAGAGAGAACTAACTCTTGGTAGTAGAGACATACCAATTAATGTAGCAAGAAACAAAGCACAACAAATACTTGGTGAAGTTGCACAAGGTATTGATCCATTAAATACCAGAGGCGGAGAAACTTTAAATCAAGCGTTTGAATATTACATTGATAAGTTAATACAAAACAAACGAAGAGTTGCTATGCCTAACAAGAACGGTAAGCCTGGTGAGTATGTAAGAATGTGGGATAAAGATGTTAAGAATGATTTAGGTAAAAGAAATCTAACAGATATAAATAGGGGTGATATTACAAGATTACATTTAGAAATATCTAAAAGAGGTTCTTATACTGCTAACAGAGTTGTTCAAATGATATCTGGTTGTTATAACCATGCGATAGCATTATCACTGGTAGAAATAAATCCTTGTAAAATTAAACTAAACAAAGAGCTGATTAGTGAGAATGAAATATCAGACAAAGAGTTTGCTGAATTACAAAGACAAATAAACATTAAGAGACAAACTGTTCGACCTAACTTTGTTAGCTCTTTAGATTACATAGAACTTTGTATGCACTCTGGCGGTAGATGTAAGAGTGAGATAGGCAGTGCCAAGTGGTCTGATTTAAAAGATAACAAGATAGTTCTAAGCGAACATAAGACTGACCATGAGACTAATGAAGATAGAGTCATCTATCTAAGCAATCAAGCTATGATGGTTATTAATAAGCTAGAGAGAAAGGGAGAATACATTTTAGATGTAGATTACCCTGTCAAGATGTGGAAACAACTAGCTAAAAAGATTGGTAGACCAGAACTAAGGTTGCATGATCTAAGACATAACTTTTGTACTATGGCTGGTGAGATTATGGAACTACCAGAATTAATGAAACTATCTGGTCATAAGAGCATGTCTGCTGTTTTACGTTATCGTAAAGTAAGAGAGCCAAGAGCAATCAAAGAAATGCAAAATGTAGGCGACTATATGACCAAGATAATGATGTCTAATTAAATTAGGTTATTGGGTGTTTGTGATTTCTGCCAGGACAATTAAAATCAGTATTTAAAAATTGAGCAATTTTTGATACTTCTTTCATAGCTTGTTTGTAAGTCATATTTCTTTCTGCTCTAAAGTAGTAAGCCAAATCAACTGTGTCAATATTATTTATTACTTTGTTTAATATTGTTCTATCCATTTTTTATCTCCTAAAGTTTTAATGAAAAACCCATTATATCACAAAAGTAGTAATAAGTAAAATTGTGTAAACTAAGATTAACTATAAATTTAATCTAAAGGGTTACCTTCTGGGTCAACACCATAGACCATTTCTAATTCAAGTTCGATATAGTGAATGGCTTTTCGTAAGTCTTTCACTCTATCTTCTTTCTCTCTAGTCACATACTTAACTACATTGGTTAAGTTAGGCGTTAGTCCATTGCTATACGCATACTCTAAAGGTTGAATACCTTTATCTTTGTAATGGCTTCCACCAATTTGTTTTTGTGTTGCTTTCATTCTAGCTCTGTCCCACTCTCCAGGAGTTACGTTATCTATACTCATTTATTCCTCCAAATTAATGATTAAATTTTATTGATAATTTTTCTGTAATTTATTTCTGAAGTTTTAATCTCAATAATATTTCTATTATTTTTGCTCAGTCACTTGCTTTATTAAATTTACTTCGAGTAGAATAACATAATCCACACAGTAATAGGTAAACAACATGGAAGAAAAAATATTTTTAAATCAAAACGAACTTGCTGAGCGATGGGGAATGTCTCCAAGAACTTTAGAGAACTGGCGTTCACATGGCAAAGGACCATCTTATGTAAAGCTAGGCGGTCAAGTTAGATACAAGTTTGAAGAAATCATAAAGCTAGAAGAAACATCACAAGTCGGAGAGTAGTTTGGTCAACGCACGAAACAAAGGTCGCAGAGGTGAGCGAGAAGTTATTGATGAAATCAAAGAACTTTTAGGTATTCAATTAGAAGTTAACTACTCACAAACATTTGGTGGTGGCCACGACTTACTAGGCTTAGATGGTTTTGCTATCGAAGTTAAAAGAAGAAAAGTCATTACACCAGGAGACTTAAAAAACTTCTGGGAACAAACAACCACACAAGCAAGGAAGGTAAGACTCTTACCATGCTTATGGTTTAGAGCTGACAGATCAGACTGGCGCGTAATGATAGCTAACACTTACGCACTTAAAAATAATTTATTTGAAATGGAAGATTTCAATGTTGCAATGAATATTTCTACGGAACTATTTGCATCATTAATAAGAGAGGAGTACGGACTTGTCACACGCGATATTATCTCCTAGTAGTATAAATAGAATTATTCGTTGCCCTGCTAGTGCAAAAATAAATGCAGCTGCGGAACGTAAAGGTAGCATGGCAGCAGCTAGAGGTACTTCTACTCACGAAATGGTAGAAGCCTTACTTAAAAATAGATTAGAGGGAATTACATTAGCTGACTATTATCTTGGTAGAACAGTAGATGTAGATGGTTTTAGTTTTGATATCACGCAAGATGATATCGACATGGCAGAAATCTATGTTGATTATATAAATAAAAGAACTGAAGAACTTAACGGTAAATTACTTGTAGAAGAAAAAGTAAATGCTCCAGATATAAACGATGACCTTTGGGGAACTGCTGATGCAGTCATCCTTGGAGAAGGTAATAGAATGGTTGTTGGTGATTTAAAGTCTGGTGCTTGGGCAGTAGATGTTGTGATGAATGAACAGCTAATGTGCTACGCCCTAGGTTGCCTATCACGATGGGGCAATGAAGATACAGTCATTGAAATGACAATCGTACAACCAAACAAAAGAGCCTTTCATAAAGATGGGCAAATAAGAACTTGGGATATTCAAGCAGTTGATCTTGTCGACTGGGGATTGAATATTTTGAAACCAGCTTGTGATGAAGCGATGGGTGATGAGCCTAGCTTTAATGCTGGAACTTGGTGCAAATTCTGTTCACACAAAGAAGTTTGCGAAACCTATAAATCCATGGAGGATAATTAAAATGGTAAATGAAAAGAAGAAGGAACAACCTCTCTTAAGTTTTCAAGATAAAGATGGAAACCCTAGAGAGATATTTGAGAGAGACTTGACTGATGCAACTGCGCCTTTGGTAGAAGAAATCAGCAGAGACTTGGGAGCAGAGAAGCAGTTGATGGAAGCTTATGAACTTGCAACTAAAACTGTGCATCACATGGAAGCGGTAAGGAAAAATATAACTAACACTTTAGAGAAGTTAGAAAAAGAATTACCGCCTTACAAAAAGCCTATCAAGATAGAGGGCGTGACTAAGGAGATTAACTAATGTCTTTAGCAGCAATACAAAAAAAGGCCCGAGCCAAACCCTCGATTGTAATTATTTACGGTCCTTCTGGATTGGGAAAAACGACTTTAGCAGTAGGAAGTAAAAATCCTGTTGTCTTGCAAACAGAAGAAGGTTTGGGAATCTTAACTAACAACAGAGATATACCTCACTTTCCATTATCAAAAGATTACGATACCTTTCATGGTTATCTAAAGTCTTTAGTTGATGCAGATGAACTTGAATACAACACTTTAGTTATTGATAGTCTTGATTGGTTAGAGCCACTCATACATGCAAAAACTTGTGAAGCACATAAACAACCATCAATAGAATCTTTTGGTTATGGTCGTGGTTATGCAGAAGCGTTGAAGTATTGGAGAGAAGTTCTTGATTTAGTAAATATATTAAGAAACGAAAAGAAAATGCGTATCGTTATGATTGCTCATAACCAAATCAAAGCATTTCACGATCCATCTACAGAAGCGTATGACCGACATGAGCTTAAGATGCATAAAGCTGCTTCGGCCTTAGTACTTGAAGCCAGCGACATGTGTTTATTCCTAAACTACAAAAAGGGAACTGTAAAAGTTCAAGGTAGTAAAGGACTAACAAGTAAGACTGTTCAATCTGGAAGGATATTAGTGACAACTGAATCCCCAGCTTGTGTAGCCAAAAACAGATACGGATTACCAGAACAAATCTCAGTCGTAGAAGAAGGCGATGACTTTATAGTTAGAGCTGAAAAGACGTGGACTGAAATTGGTAAACTGATTGCGAAATAATGGCAACTCCACAAGAAAAACTAATCTACTTTATGCGTAAAGCTAAAATTTTAGTTGAAGATTGTATGGATAAAAACGGAGATGATGACCTTATTCTCCCGTTAGGTGCAAACAGAGTCTTAGCAGATGTTGTTGATGCCCTTGAAGAAGAAATAAGTCGAGCAGATGATTACGAGGAATACGACCCTGGGTAATTAATTATTAATTGTTAAATTTTACGGAGGTAATAACATGGATTTAACAGAATTTGGTTTGGATAAAATAGAAGCTGGAGAAAGCTCTGGCGGTGGAGATAGGGTAAAGCCTGGAAGATACAACTTTGAATACGCTGGGTCAGAAATGATTGAGGGTAAGAATGGTTGGAAGGCTTTAAAGATTCACTTTGATGTAGAGGGCGAGATTATAAAAGTTAGTCATGCGTTCACAATGGCACACAACAATGACAAGCCTGTTGAGATAGGCAGAGAGTCATTAGTTAAAATGCTAAATGCAATGGGAGTAGCGTCAATGAAAAACTCTGATGAACTTCTTGGTAAAAAAGTCGAAGGCGAATTAGTCGTTGGCGAGAAAGGTTATTTAGAAGTCAAAGATGACTTTGGTAATGGTTGGAAGGCTTATGGCACCACTGCTACCAAAGAAAACGTAGACCCTAAAGACGTATTACCAAAAGAAGATAAAGAGGAAATGTTCCCTAGCGATGTCGAAGACGAAGACGACCTACCTTTTTAATAATGATGATCTTAAGTATCGGAGGCCGAGTCTATGTTCATACTGTCATGGACTTAGCTCTCCGCTACTTCATATCCGCAACGGCAAGATTAAAGGTGCCTGTTGTTATGAACATCTTAAATTTATTGGAGAAGGTAAAAAAATGGAGCAAATTAAAAATTTCGCACAGATTAACGAGGAGCTGTTATCTGTTGCACTAAGTGATAGTAAGTCAACGTACCTAGAAGTTTCTAAAAAAAATAAATCCTTTGTCCTACATGAATGGACTAAAGAAGATAGGATTAATTTTATAAGAAAGCTTGTGTCCAGTTATCTCAATAACTCCAAGGCACAGGCCGATGACTGACTTAACACAATTTTATGGAGATAAGGGCGTTGTTATAGATGACAACTATGCCTTTAGTAATACAAGCAAGTCTAATGCTGATTTAATTAATGAGATGCGTTCTCATGGTTTGTTAGTTGATTATTTAGATACAACAGGAAATTTAGTTAGAGTTCCTGTAAGTGCTGGTCCTAACCATCGACCAGATAAAGGTGGTGAGCGTTCTGGGTATTATGTGTACAATCAGTTAGATCAAAACTTTGTATGCGTTTATGGTAATTGGCGTACTAATTTAGAGAACAAGTTTACCTCTTATAATCCTAATGAGATGTCTGCCGAGCAAAAAAGGGTATTACAATCCAAGCTCGAAGAGGCACAAAAGAGGAGAGAAGAGGCTAAGAAAATACAACATGAACAAGTTGCCGTATACGTTAAAGAAAAGTTTGCTGGTGCGAATGAAGTTATAGAGCATAAGTATCTCACAAATAAAAAGATTAAAAATTATGGTTTAAAAACGATTAATGGAAACCTATTAATCGGGGTGTATTCTATCATAAGAAATAATGATAATGGAATATTAGTTTCACAAATAAAGTCACTTCAATACATCATGCCAGATGGCAGTAAAAAGTTTGCTGGGGGTGGTGAAGTTAAAGGCAATGTTTTTCTTATTGGTTGTGAGGCGCATGAATTACCTAGTTTAGAAACAATTATTTTATGTGAAGGATACGCAACAGGAGCCTCTATATACGAAGCTACAGGCTTACCTGTCGCGGTGGTATTCTCTGCAAATTTCTGTGTCTCTGCGTGTACTAGATTGCGTTCTATAACAGGTGCAAAGTTTATAATTGCACTTGATAACGATACATCTGGGATTGGTGAGAAATGTGCCAATGAAGTAGTCAACAGTATTACTAATGCAGTTTCCAGATTGCCATCTATTATTGGTGACTTTAATGATTTGTATTTAGAGAAAGGCTTAGACCAAGTTAAGTTAGAGTTAGTTGAGTCTAAGTTTAATATTAGACAATACGCTATTAGAAACTTGGTTGAAGAACCAAAACCAATAGAGTGGTTAGTAGATAGTTTCATTCCATTTGGTAAACCTGGAATTATCGCGGCAGTTGGAGGGGTTGGTAAATCTTTATCAATGATTCAATTAGCTTTAGGTATTGCAACTGGCGGTGATTGGTGGGGTAAAACCATAAAACAAAAAGGCTCTACTGTAATTTTTGCAGCTGAAGACGATCTTGGTGAAGTGCATAGAAGGATTGCATCGTTAGACCCATTAGGTTTACGTTTTCAATCCGAGTATGACGTTTATGTATTTCCTATTCCAGAACAAAAAGAACCAATGATTTTATTAAGAGAAGAAGGGATTACGTCCCAAGCAACTGAATTAGTAGAAGAATTAAAGACAATACCAAACTTAAAACTGGTTGTATTCGACCCATTACAAGCATTTACGACTGGAAATATTAGTTCAAGTAATGAAGTTGGCCAATTATGGGGTAGTTATTGTGCAAATATAAGTGCAAGACTGGGTATTACCTGTCTCACAGTTCATCATTTGGCAAAATCTGCCCTTACTAATGATTCAGATGATGCACTTTCGCATAGAGCAGAGATAAGAGGTGCTTCAAGTATTACTGATTCAGTTAGGTTTGCGATAGCCATGTGGTTAGCGGACAACGATACCTGCGAGAAGATATGCCTAGAGCAAGGTATTGAAGTAGACAGAATGGCAGTTGTTAAAGCCAGTCTAGTTAAAAGTAATTCTGGCAACGTAGATTATTCAACCAAAACATTGGTTAGACGTGGTGCGGTTTTAGAAATTTTAGATGGAAATAAAAAGTCCTTCGATTGGGACTAAGGAGTAAATGAAATGAATGGAAAGGGAAGTGACCAACGACCAAGACAAATAGATAAGAAAATATTTGAGGATAATTGGGATAGGATATTTAGTAAGAAAAAAACTAAAAAAGAGCCTAAAAAAGACAAAAAGAAGGATACTTGATTGGGTACCCATATACCCAATAGCAGGGTACCCGTATACCCAATGATTGACCATAGGGGTACCCATATATCCAAGACTAGACTAATAGAGAGAGTGAGCCTGTCGGCTCATCTCTCAGTGGTAAAATGTATCAGTAATATTTACGGATAATGTTAGGTTGTAATCGGTAAGTAAATCATTACATGAAACGTAAAATCGGAGGTGACATAAAATGAAACAGTTAAGAGACAGAATGATGAGTGTAAGAGATCAGTATTATAAGAGTAGAAGAAAAAGAGGATTTACTGCATTTTGGTTTTCCAGTCCGCTTCATACGATTTTAGTCTTAGAGGTTGCTATTGCTGACGCGAGTAGCAAGAGCATTAATTTTGAAGCAATAGTGAAACTATTGCCGAGCAGTATGGGGAGTCGGTCAACGGTGGCAACGGTGTTAGAGGACTTTGTAGCGAGAGGGTATATGTGCAAGAAGGTAGGGAAGGATAAGAGGAAGCGAGATTATATAATGTGTCCAGGAGCAATGAAGTTATTAAATGAATGGTTTGTAGAGAGACAAAGAAGTCTCAAGGCGGTTAGTTAGTTGAATAAGGAAAAATGGTGGTTAGTTATAGAAGCGATTGAGACTCCAGAGAAGAGTGGGTTGATAACTTACGGTGTAGCCATGAAGTATAAGAGTTATTCGAAGCTGAAAAAGGTTGTCTGGAAGTGGTATAAAAAGCATTTAGGGAGAACGGATATAAAGGGTAGGGAGAAGCTAGTATTGTATGCCTTGTGCGAGAGGTATTCGGCCCAGGATTATTCTAGCCATGATGCGGTTAGCTACTTGGCGTTAATGATTGGCATGAACAGAAAGACCGTTAGTAAAGGTATTCAGAATTTAATGGATTCAAATATTATTTGGTGTGCGATTGATGGAGAGAGGAAAGTTTTGCGAAGCCTAAAGAGAGGGGTTCAGCATAAGCATTTCTTGTTCGTTGGTTTGGGCGTGATGTTGGAGAGAGAAAGCCAAGAAGAGTAATTATACTTTAGGGGGTTGAGGATACCCTTCTCAGCTTCCGTGATTGGTTAATTATACCTTAAACAAGATTGAATGAATGAAGTATCTGCTTCATCATACGTTTTAAAATATTCAATGTCTGAATAAACACCGCTTTTTCTTTTTGGTTCGTATTTATCGCCCTTGTATTCAAGAACATCAATATAGTATTTATTGCCTTCTTGTTTTAAAAGCACATAAGGTTTTTTAGTTTCTTTGTGCGTGATTCTGCTTTGTAATATTGTTTTAGTCATTTTAGTTATACCTCTCTTTTTGATAAGTTTCTTTAATTTGGTTTTTAGTGACTCGTCTTACTTGTTTGGTTTCCTCGTCAAGAAAAGCAACTCTTTTAAGTTTATTCTCTTTGTAATCTCCTCGGACGTATCCAAAAATTGTTGTTCCGTGTATTTGTACTCTAATCATTAGTACCCCTTTTTAGTTTTAAAAAATTTATCTATGAAATCCATAAGCGGATAGTTCTTTTCACATTCAGCCCATGCGGTGACTTCATCGGCGAAGTGTAAAAGCGTTTCTTTGCTTTCAGGTTCATAGCGTTTGACCCTTGCCTTGAAGTTTTTGTTGTCCTCTGTTTCCAGGTGTTGCGTTGCCAGTTCTTTGGCTTGCTCGTATATATATTTATTGGTTTCTAATATAAATGCGGTTGCCTGTTCTAGTTGTATTGGGTCAATCTTCATTTTTAACGTGTTTAATAACTTCTTTGTAATAGAAAGTATCGTTTTCTATTTCTTGAATGATTGCTCTTCCTACCTCTTCCCTCGTTGGTGCTTTGTTGCCTACGAATATATTGAATTCAATAGGCATAAACTCAACTGTATAGACTCTCTCAACAGCTTTTGTGGGTGATGATTTTAAGTCGCGTTCTATTTCTATTTGTTCTCTGATTCTATCTCCTTCTTTAGACATTTTTTTGCCTCCTGGCTCTCGCCTTCTTGTTGGTGTTATCTCTCACCATTTGTATATCGGGTTGTATGTCTTCAAGTATTAGCTTTCTGACTTCGCTAACTGTTAAGCCGTTTAGTTCTTTAGTTATGATTTGAATATCTCGGATCTTGGGTATCCATGTTTGATGATATTGTTTCTCTTGGTTATTTATGGTGTAGCACCAATCAACAATTGAGCCGTTGATGTTTATAGAAAATATCATTTTTCTTTATCCTTGATTATTAAAGCAATTGCATACAAGCAAAATGCCATGAACATTAATACTGGTAATAGTTGTAAGTCCATTAGTTAGATACCTCTCTATGTTTATTAATCCACCATGATGAAACTTTGTAAGTTTCTTGTTTGCAATTGTTACAATAACAATCCATTTCTTTGCTCTGGTCCTCGATAATTTCTATATCATCAGAAGTACATACATCGCATACATAATTATTATTACTCATCATTTCTCCCTTTGTGTTGGTTTACCATTTGGAAAAGTCAACGCTTCGCTAAACGCTTCCCAATCCTTTGGTGTCATTATTTGTTCTACTTTGTGAATAGGTGTGTTGTCTTTTAGTCCGTACTTTTTGCGGAGCTGTCCTATTACGCTTTTGTGTGTTCTTGTTTTCATCGGTTCAGCTCTCCAGTTATATAGTCCTGAAACACTCTCCAGTTCTTCTCGAAGCCGAGCATTACAATTATTAAGCGTTCTATAGATGCGATGTCTAAGTTCTGAAGATCATCGTCCAGAGTTCTTATAATGTCCGTTACAAAGTGTTTTTGTAGACGTGTCACTTTCTTTGGTTTTTGTATTGCACTCATTACGCCACCTCTTTTGATTTATGGACAACTTGCACCCTAACATAAGATAAAATATTATCTTCGTTGTAATCCCATAGCTTGTAACTTTCTGTTGCGTGTAGTTCGCACTCATGCTGAATCATATAACTGACTATATGGTCTGTAATGGTTTTTAAAATTGAATTTGCCAAACTGTTTTCATAATTTGGATTGTCGCAAGATTGATACTCTAAACATCTTATCAATTGTATAACTTGCAATGGGTTCTTAACTTTGAGATTACCAATGCTTAAATCATCAAAGTTGTAAGGGTTGTTATCATCATCATAACGATAATTTACGCCTTCACAATTTGCTATTGATAATTCCTTAGCAACATCACCCAAAGAATCAAACTCTTTACGATTGCCCTTGTGGTAATAATTTAATGAATCAATACCTTTTAATTTATAAACATATAAAACAATTTGCTCTATATGTTCTTTGTTTACTATATAACTACTCATGTCATTTACCTCCTAAAGTATTTATTATGACTTCTACCCAAAAAGCCCACATAAAGCGGGCTTGTTTGTTTGGGGTTGGGGTTAGTTCATGGTAGACCAATAACCATTCGCATAACACTTGGTATTAGAGGGAACAACAAAGATTTCGTCTAATTCATCTTGATTAAATCTCTCATGTACAAAGGCTATGCCGTCATCAAAACTTTTAAAAGTTTTGTTTGGAAACATTCTGTTATATGCCCAATCTATAATTTTGTATTCTTCCATTTTGTAAGTACCTCCTAAAGTATTTGTTTTTCCTTACAGTACGTATTATTGCTAAATTGTACTTATATTACAAGTAGTTAGCTAAAAAAACTTAGGGTTTTTATGAGGAATGTTGTATTATAGGGGTCTAAGGAGCATAAAAAAATTTCAAATATGGAGCAATTTTTGAGTAAAAACGACAATAAACCTATAAAAAAAGTAGGTAGAAAACGTATTGAATTAGATTTGGAGCAAGTAGAAAACTTGGCTTCTCGTGGTCTTGGTACTACTCAAATTGCCCGCGCTTTGGGTGTTTCCTGGAATACTATAGACCGCAATAGAAAGCGTTTAGGTGAATTTGAAGACGCTTTAAAAAGGGGGCAAGCGAAAGGGTTAGCCCAGGTTACTAATTCTCTTTTCACTTCGGCAACGGATGGCAACGTCACAGCCCAGATATTTTACTTAAAGAACCAAGACCCAAAAACATGGAAGGATCGAGTCGAGAATGTTCACGCTACTATAAATTTGAATGATGTTTTATCTGGTGCAAAAGATAGACTCGGCGACTCTATGGCGACTATTAATAAACCTAAGGTTATAAACGTTGTTAAATCAACAGATACAGACTCGGGACAACTGGTAAATAATCAGGACGATATAAAGAACGATGATACTAAGGGCGGATAACAAACATAAAAGGCGTTATCAGTAAGGGTTGCCCACAATCTGACAAATCATGCTCCGATTTTAAATGATTGACCCCCCCTTACATTTTTTCGCACGGGTATATTACGTGTAACTGTTGCGCTAATTTTTTTTAATTTTTTTTGAGTAGAATATGAAAGAGGTAATAAAAGGAATAATAGAAATCACCACCATAGCTGGACTTGGTAATTTTTTATTATTTATAATTTTGGTAAATTTATAAAAAGAGAGGGTAGTAACATAGACATTCAATTTCCAAACAAAAAATACAATATAATTTATGCTGATCCAGCTTGGAGTTATAAGGGTAAAATGATGAATAGCTCAGTAACAGACCATTATCCAGTTATGAGCATAGATGATATTGCTAATATGCCTGTACAAGATTTAGCAGATGATAATTGCGTTTTATTTATGTGGGTTACACTCCCAAAATTAAATGAATTTATGAAAGTTATTAATGGTTGGGGTTTTGAATATAAAACAACTGCATTTGTTTGGGTTAAAAAAAATAAAAAAGCTGATAGTTTTTTTATGGGTTTAGGTAGGTGGACAAGAGCTAATCCAGAAATTTGTGTTTTGGCTACAAAGGGTAATATTAGTAGAAAGTCTAATGCTGTAAGGCAACTACAAGTGTTTCCTATAGAAAGACATAGTAAAAAACCCGATGAATTTAGAGATTTGATATTAGAACTTGTAGGAGATTTACCACGCATAGAATTATTTGCAAGACAGACAGCGGATGGCTGGGATAGTTGGGGTAACGAAGTATGAAATACGGTGCTGAAGCTGAACAACAACTAATGACCGAAGTTTGGTCACCACATGTTGCTGATGATCCATACAACTTTGTAATGTTTATCTTCCCCTGGGGACAGAAGGACACCCCCCTCGAAGATTTTACAGGCCCAAGAGAGTGGCAGAAAAAAATTTTAAAAGATTTATCAATTCACATACAACGAAATAAAGGCGTTCCAACACCAGAGATGTTTAGACTTGCTGTTGCTTCTGGTCGTGGAATAGGAAAGTCTGCCCTTGTTGCATGGTTAATACTATGGATGCTATCAACCAGACTAGGCTCAACCATCATAGTCACCGCCAACACCGAACAACAGCTTCGTTCAAGAACATGGGCAGAGTTAGGTAAGTGGCTAACACTATCAATTAACAATCATTGGTTCTCTAAAACTGCTACCACCATAAAACCAGATGGTTGGTTTGAAGAAGCACTCAAAAGAGACTTAAAAATAGACACGGGCTACTACTACGCCCAAGCACAGTTATGGAGCGAGGAAAATCCAGATGCGTTTGCAGGCATCCACTCATCTTACGGAGTATGTTTGATAATGGATGAAGCATCGGGTATTCCAGCTCCTATCTATTCTGTATCCGAAGGATTCTTTTCCGAGCCTACAGAAAACCGTTTCTGGTTTACTTTTTCTAATCCAAGAAGAAACACAGGACCTTTCTACGAGAGTTTTACATCCAAGCGTAAGTTCTGGAACTTAAAACAAATAGACTCACGAACAGTCGAGGGTACTGACCAAAAACTATTCCAAACTATGCTCGAGCAATACGGCGAAGATTCTACCGTTGCTAGAGTTGAAGTACGAGGCGAGTTCCCCAACGCTGACGATGATTCAGTCATACCAATGGAACTGGCAAGAAACGCTGTCGATAGAGACGTAGCACTAACAACTAAATCACCTATTGTTTGGGGATTAGACGTTGCACGTTTCGGTGGTGATAATTCTGCACTATGTATAAGACAAGGTAATACTGTTCTTGAAATTAAGACTTTCAAATCAATGGATTTAATGCAATTATGCGGTGCAGTTAAAAATTTATATGACGACAGTACAGTCGTAGAACAACCACAAGAAATA